CCTGAGCACTGGCCGGAGTGTGTGGATGTCGCCGAGACTGCCGGCTGACCCGCTGGAGCGCGCTACCATCGTCGCTGAGGCTAGAAACCAGATAACCAAGCGCCTGATGGCGGTAGGAGTGATGTGATGGCGAAGTCGTGGGAGCAGCATGATCGACGCATCATGCGCATACTCAACGCCAACACGCCCAAGGCGCTAGGCGGTGGGGTAGTTGCCCACATTGGTGGAGGGAAGGGCAGCGATGGGCAGAGCTTTTTCTTCTGGTCGATAAAGACCAAGGAATGGCGCGCGACAAGCACCTTCTACAAGCGCTTGTCTGACTCAGAACGAGGACTTGAGAGATTCTTGAGAAGGGCCGGCCACACCAGGCAGGCAGATCGATGGGTACAGGTAAAAGCCGCAGGCATGTAAAGAATATTTACAACTGCGCGCTTGCAATGGCTGTAAAGACTCTTTATTCTCGCGCTCGGTGGGCGGAGTTGCCTCTAAAAAGGCACATCACGCATGCGGATTGACGGGTAACGCAATTAACCCGAAGACGACAGCCAGTTGCGGGGCATCGAATAGTCGTTTAGACCCTTTGGGGTCGCACAGTCCGCAGCTGTGATGGTGAATGCTCTGGGTTTGGCGCCTCGCGCGTGTAAGCATCGTCCGAATAAGGCCCAGATGGCTTCGGACTCTGGAATGCCGTTAGGTGCAAGGCATGACGCTGGAGAGACAGCACCATTCAAGCCGCTCAGGTTCACGCCTGCAGCGGCTTTTCCGTTTTCGAGGATGTAGGTCTGTCGCAGGTCACAGGTCTGTGCGGTCCGAGCAAGCCGGGTCAGCCGGCCATCCTCAACCCAGTGCCTCGGGCCGAGCCAACCACCCCTAGCTACATGCTTTGGGCTCGTGCCCAGCACCTATTACGCGAGACGCCGCAAGGTGGAACTTCCTAGGCCACGTCTGGCGGGGAAAACGTCTCGCACCAATTCAGTGAATGCGCAGGCTGATGCGCTGTGGTGATGCCGTGAAATTCGGGTAACTGCAGGTGGGCCGAGGACACAAGCCGGAGATCAGCGCCGGCCACTGATTCATCACAGGCAATAGCAGTTGCCCATTGCCCGCAGTCGAGAGGCTAGCGGGCTTTTCTATTTCAAGTGAGGCGAACTATGGTGAAAACCACTCGCCCCGCTGAGAGCAGCAAAAAGCAGCCGAGGGGCAAGCCGTTCCAGCCGGGGAAATCCGGTAACCCGGGAGGGCGCAAGCCCAAGACCGAAGAGGAACGCACGCTTGAGGCGATGTGTCGCGACAAGACTCAGGAAGCGCTTGCCGTGCTGCTGGAGATCATGAACAAAGGGGAGAACGAGCGGAATCGCTTCTCAGCGGCCCTGGCGGTCATTGAGCGTGGTCACGGAAAGGCTGTGCAGCCAACGACGCTCAGCGGCCCTGAGGGCGGCCCCGTGGACATGAACTGGACCGTCGAGTTCATCAAGCCAGCGCGATGAGACTGGAAATCCCTGAGAAGCTCGGCTTCCTGCTGACAGAGCAGAAGCGCTACAAGGGGGCGAAAGGTGGGCGGGGTAGTGCGAAGTCATGGAGCTTTGCCCGTGCGCTGCTGGTGCTTGGCACGACCAGGCGGCTGCGCATCCTGTGTACGCGGGAAGTGCAGAAGTCGATCAAGCAGTCGGTTCACAAGCTGCTGAAGGATCAGATCGAGGCGCTGGGCCTGACGTCGTTCTACCGGGTGTTGGAGAACGAACTTCGAGGCGCCAACGGCACGGAGTTCTCATTCTCTGGCCTGTCTGACCAGACTGTGGACTCGATCAAGTCGTTCGAGGGTTGCGACATCGTTTGGGTTGAAGAGGCCCAGTCGGTCAGTAAGCGGTCGTGGTCGGTGCTGATCCCGACGATTCGCAAGGATGGTTCTGAGATCTGGCTGTCATTCAACCCAGAGTTGGAGACGGACGAGACATACGACCGGTTCATCACGAACAAGCCCGATGACGCGCTGATCGTGGACATGAACTACACGGACAACCCGTGGTTCCCTGAGGTGCTGGAGAAGGAGCGGCTGCACGCCAAGGCGACGTTGCCGAAGTCCGAGTACGAGAACATCTGGGAAGGTAAGTGCAAGCCTGCAGTCGCAGGGGCCATTTACTACGACGAAATTGCTGTCGCAGAGGAAGAGGGCCGGATTTGCAACGTTCCGCATGACCCGAAGCTGAAGGTTCAGGTGATCTTCGACTTGGGTTGGAACGATGCGATGTCCATCAGTCTGGTTCAGAAGAGCGTTTCGGCGCTCGCAGTGATCGAGAACATCGAGGACAGCCACAAGACGCTGGCCCACTACTCGGCACTGCTCAAAGAGAAGAAATACAACTGGGGCAAGGTCTATCTACCCCATGACGGCAGGCACAAGGACTACCGCACCGGCAAGAGTGCCGAGGACATCATGAAGGCGCTGGGTTGGGATGTGGAGATCACTCCGAACATCAGCGTCGAGGACGGCATCAGGCTCACGCGGATGACCTTCCCGCGCCTGTACATGGACAAGACCAATGCGGCAAGGCTGGTGCAGTGCGCCAAGCGCTACCGCCGCAGCATCAATCAGCAGACGAACGAGCCAGGCGCTCCACTCCATGACGAGTGGAGCCACGGCGCGGACAACCTTCGCTATATCGCGGTCAACGCGGAGAGCATGACCAATGAAGACTGGGGCAAGTTGCCTCCGCTTCAGCAGGCACAACCGGACGACTCAGGGATTTACTTCTAACCTATGGCCGACACGCTTCAACAAACCACTTCGCTAGGCCTCCTTCTGGAAGACCGCCTGGTGGCTTGGGAGAACGCTCGCAAGCCGCAGGAACTGAAGCTGCTGGAGTGCTACCAGGACGTTCTGCGCATCCCACGTGAGGACGACACCAGCGGCACGGGTGCTGCACGCTCGCGCAAGGCTAAGGGCCTGTTCATCGGCTCCACGCGCAACAAGGTGCGTGCAGCTCGGGCAAAGATCACCGATGCGCTGTTTGGCAGCGGTCAGATGCCGTTCGACACGACGCCGACCAACGAGAAGCTTGCGCCCTTTGCTGACGTGATGGAAGACATCATCACGGAGCAGATGGAGCGCGGCCACATGAAGGAGCTGCTGAAGACTGGCGTCAACACGCTGGCGACCTATGGAACTGGCTTCGTGTTCGGCCCGTTCGTGCGCAAGGAAGTCATCACCGAGACGATGGCGACGGACGATGGCCTGGCCGAAGAGAAGTTCGAGTTCGACCTTCCTTACTTCGAACTCGGCAACACGCTGGACGTGTACCCGGACCCGGAAGCGCGTGAGGTTGCAAGCGGCCTCGGCGTGTTCTGGGTCACGATGGAGAGCCCGACTACCGTAGCCGCCTGGAAGAACGACAAGAGCTACAAGAACGTCGAGATGGCGATGATCGGCCCGGGCGACCGTGGTAATGAGACTGGTTCTGAGCGAGCTTCGCAGATGCGCGGCAACGTTCAGTACTGGTTCAAGAACGACCGCATCAAGGTTGCGCGCTTCTTTGGCAAGGTGCCTGCATCGACCTTTGACGCTTGGTCGAAGAGCGTTGACGCAAGCGAAACGATGCTTGCCACTGAGGCTGAAGAGCGCCAGATGGGCGACATGGTGGACGCGATCATCATCATGGCTGGTGGTGTCGTCGTGAAGGCGGTGGAGAACCCCTACAGCGGCAAGAGCCCAGCCCATCGCTGCCTCTATGAGGCTGTCGAGCACGAGATGTGGGGCGTGGGTGTCGCTGAGAACAATGCACCACACCAGAAGGTCACGAACGCAGCGTTCCGTCTGTTCATGGAAGGCAAGGGCATGGCGCTGCTGGGCACTGCTGCTGTTGATCGCTCGGCCTTTGCTGTGACCGAGGATTTCCGCAAGTACCCAGGCAAGATCTACCAGTTCAAGCCAGGCCTGTCGCCTGAGCAAAAGCAAGCAGCCATCCAGTTCCAGGTCGAGCCCGACATCACGGGCGGCTGGATCGACGTGATCCGCATGTCCGAGCAGTTCAGCGACGACGACACCGGCATCACCAAGTACACGCAGGGCGACGACTCGCGCAACCTGAACAAGACCGCTTCTGGCATCTCCATGATCATGTCGGCGAGCTCGCTGCCGATGAAGGAAGTGATTCAGAACATTGATTCGATGTGGATTGAGCCCATCGTTGAGTGCTACATCGACTGGAACCTGAAGTACCTGACGCCCGAGACGGTGCAGAAGATCCACGGCGATGAGGCGGCCCAGCTTTGGGCGCAGATCAAGGAGTTCGGCAAGTCGTCGTTCATGGACTGGCAAGCCACCGGCACGGCCTCGTTCATGCAGAAGGAAGTTTTGACGAACAAGATCCGCGCCTTCTCGGAGTTCGCGCTTGGCAACCCCGTCACTGCGCCATTGATCGACGCCAAGGAACTGCTGCGCCAGACCTGGGACGTGATGGAGATCGGCAAGGAATCGCCCATCCTGGAGGATAAGGAAGGTGGCGACATTCCCGAGCCGATGAAGCAGCGAATGATGCAGGTCGCTGAGCAAATGGAACAGATGGGGGAAGAACTCCAGAAGACCCAGCAAGACCTGCAGAAGGCGCAGCAGAAGTCCGAGGACGAGTCGTTCAAGCGCATGAAGGCCGAGATCGACGCGGACAAGGCCAATGCGCTGCTCGCCATTGAGAAGGCCAAGGACAGCGCTGTGGCTGCTGCACCAGGCATGGACCAGACAGCGATCACCGACATGGTGAACCAGGCCGTTGCAATGGCGCTGGCTCACATGATGGAACAACAACCGCCGCAGCCTGAGCCGGCGCCTGAAGAGATCGCGCCGCCCGAGCAGATGCCGCCAGATCCTGCGATGCCACCGCAAGAAGAGATCCCCCCGAACGAACCGCCTCCTGAAGGCGGTTTTTCTTTGGGCGAACCACCTGTTGAGCCGCAATGAGTGCGGTACGGATTTCCTACATCACCGATTGGCTTGAGCGAACGAAGACCGCTTGGCCGCTGGTAGTGGCCGAGATCGACGCAAAGGTCGGCGAGCTCACTGTGCAGCTCATCAACAAAGACGACGAACAGACGCGTGGCCGCATCAAGGCGCTACGCGACATGAAGGAATTGCCCGAAACGCTCCTGTCGGAGCTTGAAGGCATGCGCGCCCCACTATCCGAAGAGGACGGGGCAGGTTGACGGAAGACGGACTACCCGCAAGGGCCCGAAGGAGCAAATTCGATGCAAGTGAATGACGAGCAATACCAGAAGGAGT